AAAATATAGATTCGGGTTGACAGGTACTTTAGACGGCACCCAAACGCATAAGCTGGTGTTGGAGGGGTTATTTGGTCCAGTATATCAGGTTACCATGACCAAAAAGTTACAAGAAGAAGGTACTCTAGCTCCACTTGATATTACCATTCTAATGCTTAAATATACCAGTGAAACTAGGCAGATAAATACCAATAATGATTATCAAAAGGAAATTGAATTCCTAATTAATCATGAGAAAAGAAATAAGTTTATTCGTAATCTAGCCCTATCACAGACAGGTAATACACTCGTATTATATCTGAGAGTTGATGGTCATGGAAAACCTTTATTCAATATGATCCGTGAAAAAGCTGATGAGAATAGAAAAATATTTTTTGTATCTGGTGATGTTGAAGCTGAGGATAGAGAATCAATAAGAAAAATTGTTGAGACACAAAAAGATGCTATCATTGTTGCAAGTTTGGGGACCTTTAGTACTGGTATCAATATACGGAATTTGCATAACATTATTTTTGCGTCACCGTCCAAGTCCCAAATTAAAGTTCTTCAGTCGATCGGCCGTGGACTACGAGTATCAGATGACGGAAGAGTAACAAAACTTTTTGATATTGCAGATGATTTACATTGGAAACAAAAGAAAAATTTTGCTCTTATACATTCTGCGGAACGTGTAAAAATATACTCAAAAGAAGAATTCAAATATAAAATTGTACAGGTGGAATTAGAATGAGTGGATCAGATTTTAATAAAAGCATTAGACAATTTAAATTATCCAATGGTGATGAAATAGTATGTGATGTTGTAGAATGGCCAAGTGAGGATGATGATCATAATGGGTTAATAGTTCGTAATGCCTATAAAATTTTCATGGTAAATACTCTTAATCCAACAGAAAATAGATACTATCAATTTCGTCCTTGGTTGGTATATCAAGATAAAAAAGACTATTTCCAAGTATTAAATGCTGATCATATTATTGCGGAAGCAACACCTGCTGATGAACTTCTTGTACATTATTATAGAGTAATAAATGATACTGATGAAAATGAAAAAGAATTGGAAGATAAAATTGCTAAATTGGAAAAAGTATTAGAAGAATATATGTCGGATAAAACATTTAATGATAGTGATTCAAATAATCTAATCCAATTTCCGGGCAGAAAATTACATTAATGATAAGAACTGATCAAGAAGCATGGGAACAATATCCCCATCACCACAACTGGTTTAACAAGCTATGGGTATCTGAGAAGCTAGGATATAAATGTGGACCGGGCGGAACAGCACCCAAGACTAGTGGGTGGTATGTTGTTAGACCCACATATAATCTTTCCGGTATGGGTGTAGGCGCTAAGAAAGTATTCATTGAGGCTGGCGACTTGAAAGCTGTTCCTGCCGGCTACTTCTGGTGTGAATGGTTTGAGGGAACTCATTACTCTGCCACATTCAAGTTTATTCATGATCACAAGCCTAGATGGGATGTTGTTTCTTGCTGGGAAGGACTTTCAAATCCAGCTATGTTGCAACAATTTAGAGAATGGTATCGTACAGAAGAAGTTCCTTATGTTCCTTGGGCATTAAATGAATTATCTGATGTAGGAATTATAAATGTCGAATTCAAAGATGATAAAGTGATTGAGGTTCATCTGAGAGATACACCTGATCCTGACTATGATCATATTATTCCCACATGGATGTCAGATCAAGCCAATGGAAAAGTTCTTTCCGAACGTAATGATCGGTTGACAAAAGATGGTTATAGATGGGTATCTGACTATGATGATGCCGATGGCCAACTTTCTGATCCTCGTACTGGTTTCTGGGTAAAGTGATATACCACCCATCTCTAACATGTACTATGTTATTATATCAACATTTCTAATCTTGTAAACAACTATTTTTTGTTTACATATCAATATTTTTGTGTTACAATATAAAAAACAAAATGGATTTTATTATGGCAAAAGAAAAACGAGCAAGCATTCATTATGTAAACAATAAGGATTTTTCCGAAGCAGTGGTAGAATACTGCACTCTAATTGCTGAAGCAAAAGAGAAAAAACAACCATTACCTGTTGTACCGGATTATATTGCATTATCTTTCCTACGAATTGCCGAAGGTCTTTCACATAAATCTAATTTCATTAGATATACTTACCGTGAAGAAATGGTAATGGATGCAGTTGAAAATTGTTTAAGAGCAATTGAAAATTATAATATTGATGCTGCAACAAGAACTGGTTTACCAAATGCCTTTGCTTATTTTACCCAAATTTCCTGGTATGCATTCCTTCGTCGAATTGCAAAAGAGAAAAAGCATCAGGATGTCAGACTAAGATATCTCTCTCAATCTGGTATTGAGGATTATATTGTATCAGGTGATCTGGATCCAGTATCAATCCAAGCAATGCAAAGCTTTATTGACACACTTAAGGATCGTATTGATAAGGTAAAAGAAAAAGATGATGATCTAAAAGAATTTGTAAAAAAAGAAAAGCATAGAAAAAAATATCAACTTTCAGTAGATTCTGATTTAATGGACTTTTTTGAAGAATGAAATTTGCAATTTTGAATGATACCCATTGTGGTATTCGTAATAGTTCTGATGTATTTCTTGACAATGCAGAGAAATTCTATAAAGAAATATTTTTTCCTTATCTAATCGAAAATGAAATTAAGCATATTCTCCATCTTGGGGATTACTATGACAATCGGAAATTTATTAACTTCCGTGCATTGAATCGTAATCGTAATCATTTTCTTAAGAAACTAAGAGAATATGGAATTACAATGGACATTTTTGTAGGTAATCATGATACCTATTATAAAAATACTAATAATCTAAATTCATTAAAAGAATTGTTTGGACATTATACCGATGTGGTGAATATTATCCATGAGCCAACAAATGTCCAATATGGTGATGTAACTTTTGCTTTGATTCCTTGGATTAATCAGGAAAATGAAAAGACAACCATGCAATTTCTAAAAGAAACCAAGGCAACACACGTTGGTGGACATTTTGATATTATTGGTTTTGAAATGCTAAAGGGTGTTGAAAGTACACATGGTTTGGATCCATCAATTTTTGAACGCTTCCAAGCCGTATATACTGGTCACTACCATGTAAAATCATCTAAGAATAATATCCATTACCTCGGATCCCAAATGGAATTTTTCTGGAGTGATGCACATAACGACAAATATTTCCATGTATTTGATACAGAGACCCAGGAACTTATCAAGATCCGAAATCCACACACACTGTTCCATCGTATTCATTATGATGATACAAATTTTAATTATTTGGAATATGACTTCTCTTTGGTTGAAAATAAATTTGTAAAAATTGTTGTCATAAACAAAAGTGACGTGTTTACATTTGACCGGTTTGTTGATAAGATACAATCATGTAAAATACACGAGCTTAAAATCCAAGAGAACTTTAATGAGTTCATTGGTGAAAAAGTGGATGATGACACAATTCTGCTAGAAGATACCACGTCACTCCTCAATAGTTATATTGATGGTGTTGATACCGAACTTGACAAGGATCGGATTAAACTTCAAATGCATGAACTAATGACTGAGGCACAGACCCTAGAAGTAGCATGATTATATTTAAAAGTTTGAGATGGCGCAACTTTTTGTCCACAGGCAATAATTGGACAGAAGTTGATTTTCTTACCCATAAAACACATCTGGTTGTAGGACACAATGGTGCCGGAAAATCCACTATGTTGGATGCATTGGCATTTGCTCTATTTGGTAAACCGCATCGTAATATCAATAAACCACAACTTGTAAATTCAATTAACAACAAAGATTGTTCCGTTGAGGTTATTTTTACCGTTGGTGGTTTTGAATATAAGATTATCCGTGGTTTAAAACCTGTTGTATTTGAAATTTATAGGAATAACGTCCTATTAAATCAAGAGTCACATAATAAAGAATACCAAAAGATTCTAGAACAAAACATTCTAAAACTTAATCACAAAAGTTTCCATCAGATTGTTGTTCTAGGTTCATCTTCGTTTATTCCGTTTATGCAATTGCCTGCACAACATCGTAGGGATGTCATTGAAGATCTATTGGATATTGGTATCTTCTCAAAGATGAATATTATCCTTAAAGAGAAAAATTCCAATCTCAAAGATAAAATCCGTGATGTGGAATATCAAATTGAGGTTCTAAAAAATAAAATTGAAACTCAAAAGAAATACATTACCGATATTAATAGGATTAATAAGGATCTTAGAGAACAAAAAGAGGCACATATCAGAACTCTTAGAGATGAATCTGCGGAACTCAGCCGTCAAAATGATGAGTTACTTATAAAAATTAGTCATAATAATGCGGTTTGGCCATTTACACTTCAAAAACTACAAAAGAAACAATCTTTATTGTTCCAATATCAAACACAATTTAATACAGATATTAAAACTGTAGTTAAAGATGCTAAATTCTTTGAAGAGAATGATGATTGTCCAACATGTACACAAAAGATTGATGAGAGTGTAAGACAATCCAAATTGGATTATGCTAAAAATAGAGCAAAAGAATTACAAGATGCTCTATCAAAACTTAACACAGAGATTGAAAATATTGCATCAGAATTAAAAACCGCACAAGATAGAATTACCGATATAAATACATGGCAGAATGAATTGAACAATAATTCACAAACCATTCATCGGATCAATTCTCAAGTTAATTTGATTCACGATGAAATAGAAAATCTTACAGATACAACCAGTGACATATCTCTGGCTAAAAATGATCTACAAAAATTTATTGATGAAAAAGACTCTAGGTTTGAGGAGAAGCTCAAGCATAGTGAACAATACCAATATAATGCAGCCATTGCGGAAATGCTCAAAGATACTGGTATCAAAACAAAGATTGTGAAGCAGTATCTTCCGGTTATCAATAAATTGGTAAATCAATATTTACAAACGCTTGACTTTTTTGTACACTTCCATTTGGATGAAGCATTTACGGAATCAATCAGATCTAGACATAGAGATAGTTTTTCGTATGATTCGTTCTCTGAAGGTGAAAAACAACGCATCGACCTGGCTCTACTATTCACTTGGCGCCAGGTAGCTAAAATGAAAAATTCAATTGCTACAAATCTATTGATTTTGGATGAAACATTTGATTCATCTCTTGACTATGAGGGTGTGGACAATCTAATGAAAATTATCTACAGCCTTGATGATAATACAAATGTTTTTGTTATTTCGCATAAAGGGGATATTCTGGACGGTAAATTTGAAAATAAAATTGAGTTTGTAAAAGATAAAAATTTCAGCAAAATTAAGTGAGGAACATATTATGCAGCTGAACGAACAAGCAATGCAAGTGCTAAAAAACTTTGCAACAATTAATCCTAATATTGTTATCGAACAAGGTAACGTCATTCGAACACTTTCCGAAGGTAAAAATATCTTTGGTAAGGCAATTGTAGATCTTGACTTTCCAGTAAAGTTTGGTATCTACGACCTTAATGAGTTTTTGAATGTCCTTGGTCTTGTTGATGAACATTCACTTACCTTCAATGATAAATATGTTGTTGTAAATGACAACGTAGGTTTGTCAAAGGTAAAATATTTCTTTACGGATACGGATTATCTTACCACGTCCAATAAGGATATTGCAATGCCTTCGACTGAGGTTAGATTTAACCTCACAAATGACACTCTAAATAAACTCAAGAGAGCGGCTTCTGCTCTTGGTCATGATGTTGTTTCTATCCGACCAAATAATGGTGCAATTAGTTTGACCGTATTTGATAAGGATAATCCGACCTCGAACTCTTTCACTATTGATGTTGATGGATCTTATGAAGGTTCTGATTTTGATTTTATTATTACAATTTCAAATCTAAAACTCATTCCTAATGACTATCAAGTGGAAATTTCATCTAAACTTATCTCACATTTTATTAACAAAGATTCTAAGGTTGAATATTGGATTGCCTTGGAAAAATCATCTAAATATGGAGCTTAATAATGGCAACTAAAATTGCAAATCAAGAAAATCATTCACAAATTTATGACCTTTCCAACCGTGTAGCACGTAGTACAATTGCAGTAATTGATACTCTTACCCAACGTGGTGCATTTAAGGGTGAGGAACTTTCTACCATCGGCGGATTGAGGGATCAAGCTGCTCATCTAATTCAACTTGCAGAAGCATGGCAGGCTGAGAACGCATCAAATAGTTAATGATAAACGAAATTACATTAAATATTACAGAATTATGTAATCTTAAATGTGGATTTTGTCCTAGATCTACATGGTATCCGAATCAAAATTTAAATATGAGTTCGGATACCATTCATGCAATTTGTAACCAAATTTTAAAATTACCTAATTTTAAAGATTTTATTACCAATGGAAGTTTAAGAATTATAGGTAGAGGTGAACCTACATTACATCCTGAATTTGATAAGATAATTGAGATTATATCATCATATAATATAGATAATATTGTTCTTTATACTAATGGGATAAAACTAAAAAAAATTAAACACATTTCCCATAAAATTAAACAAATAAGATGGGCAGTATATTCTGATAATGATGCAGATTTTATAGAAGCAATTTCAGAAATAAAAACATATAATTCTAAAAATAAACTTGTTTTTATGAAACCCGATAATGAAAAAGAAGGTGGCACTGTCCGTCACTATTTTATAAATGGAACCTTATTTTTAAATAGTAATTATCCCTTTCTTGATAATAGAGCAGGATCTATAGAAAATCCCATTTATGAAAAACATTTTAATTATAAACACGCAACCTATCACGATGGTAAAAAATGTTATTATATAGATAATAAAATTTACATAGATTGGAATGGTAATTATAATTTATGTTGTAATGATTGGTCGGGCAGAGTATTAGGTAATATATTTAAAGAAGATATTATAAGTTATTATGAAAAAAATAATATCCTAAAAAAATATAAAGAAGGCATAAAAAATAAAAAGCCTTTAAATCCTTGTAAAAGTTGTTCAATACTAACGTGCATAAGAAATAATGTATGACGTAATAAATGAGTTTACAAGTATAAGAAAATGATATAAAATTGATGTATGCACTATATAATGAAAAGGGCTTATAATGTCTAATGATTTTCTTTGGGTAGAAAAATATCGTCCTCGTAAAATTGCAGATACAATTCTACCAAAACCTCTTAAGGATACCTTCCAAAAAGTAGTTGATTCTGGTGAGATGCAAAACATGCTTTTTACCGGCACAGCAGGTCTTGGTAAAACAACTGTTGCCAAAGCCTTGTGTAATGAACTAGGTCTTGACTATATTATTATTAACGGATCCGAAGAAGGTAATATTGATACCCTCCGTGGTAAGGTAAAACAATTTGCCTCATCAGTTTCACTTCAAGGCGGCTATAAAGTTGTAATCCTTGACGAAGCTGATTACCTTAACCCTCAATCAACACAACCTGCTCTCCGTGGGTTTATTGAGGAATTTAGTAATAATTGTCGCTTTATCCTTACCTGTAATTTTAAAAATCGTATCATTGAACCTCTCCATTCTCGGTGTGGTGTGTATGAATTCAATACCACCAAAAAGGAAATGGCAGAACTTGCCGCTCAATTTATGAAAAGAATTGAGTACATTCTTGATCAAGAGAATGTTGACTACGGTAAGAAAGATATTGCAAATCTTATTATGAAACACGCACCAGATTGGCGCCGTGTAATTAATGAATTGCAGAGAAGAGTAAGTACCGGTGAATCGGCGCATAAAGAGGACATTAGCAATTATAATGATCTGTTTATGTATCTTAAAGATAAAGACTTTAAGAAAATGCGTGGTTGGGTTGTAAATAATATGGACGTGGATACCGCTGCTATTATGCGTTCACTCTATGATAATATGTTCCAATATGTAAAACCACACTCAATTCCACAATTGGTTCTTATCCTAGCAGATTATCAATACAAAGATTCTTTTGTAGCCGATCATGAACTTAATATGGTTGCATGTATGACCGAAATTATGGCTGGGGTAGAATTTCTATAATGTCAAATATAATTGACATAATGTATGAAAAAACACCAGAGATTACTAAGGAATCAAATGATATAAGAGATAATCCTTTAAAAGGGTATCGTACACTTTATTTTGATA